AATACTAATAAACCTTTATATAGGTTTATTATCGATAATCATCGTGTTCAAATCAGATAAAAAAACATAATTTTACATCTTATCTTATATTATATTCTTTTTATTAGACTTGTGGAATTTTTACTCCCAGAACACTTTGTATTTTATTCACGTGCGTCGCATTGTATAAACACGTTCCTCTTTCAATCTCAGAAACAATTGAAACCTCAAAATTGCATTTTTGTGCTAGTTCCTTTTGTGTCATTTTTTTTAAAAATCTATTTATAACATTGCAACTAATTTATATGTTACCCACGTTGTAAATGCAAAGAGCGTTCCTCCCCACAACGTGTCTGAAATCGCCGTTTTCCACGAATATTTTGTAAACATGGTAAGATTTGTCATATCAAATACTCCATACAGAAACACTCCTAATATAAATGCGTCAAGAGGACTCTTCTTTTGCAATATAATAAAATAACTGAGAGCGCCTATCACACACACATACGATAAAATCGCGCCATACACATTCGCTTTTAAAGGCGCATTTTGAATGAGTTCAACATTTGTCTTAAATATTGACATTCCAATGTTGTACAAGTATAATCCATCTACAACCAACAGCACTGCAGACGAAATTAAAAAAAGAACTAGTTTATTTTGATTCATTGTTCGTGGTATATTATATATTATTTATATATAGTATAAGATAATATTTGTCACTATTTTTTAATTTTCTTTTTTTGAAATAAATTGTGTAAAACTATTAAGTTTTTCAATCTTGTCAATTGTTTTTTCCAGGTCACTTCGCTTTACATTTTGCATCAAGTAGTCTGTTGCCGGGGCAACTTCATTTTTTTTTATTTGTTTATAAACCGAGTTTATTTTTTGAACTACTAAATCGACCATGCTCTTATTTTGAGGAAGAATGATTTCTTTTTCGGTGGTGTATGACTCGGTCAACAATGAAATCGCAAAATACAACAGGTATCGTCGCTTTGCTTTTGCACCCGGTGTAAAACGCATGCAGTATAAATGCAATAAACTCGTAAGAATTTTAATAACAATTGGTTTTTTTGGCAAAATGCACGTTTCACAATTTACACCTTTTAGTATAATTTCCCATAAAATCCACACCGGGTCCATTTGATATTTATCTTCCACCGGCATTGACGCGCGCCTAGAACATTTGCATGCTTCTTTTTTTTTAGTTTTACATGCGGAATTAAATTCTAAAATCCACTCTAACCAATAACAAGCCAATAAATTATTTTTAGAGTCGCCGGATATATGGTACGCGAATTCGTTGAGTGCAATGAACAGTTCTTTAGGGTCTTCTTTTTCAAATATCGCATTCACATATTCGACATTTGGCGCTTTTAATTTTGTTGAAAGCGTTGTTATTTCATATTCATCTTTGCGTATATCAACACGCTGGAAACTGTGTTTTTTATTAGACAGACACAACACACAAATAATTTCGGCAAATAAGTTTCTGATTTTTTGATTGTTTCTTAGTGCAAGTTCATTTCCAACATACCCGTTGGACATGATTTGTTTAAATACGTCATAGCGCATTTCAATATAGAGCGGCAATTTCGTGTTTGCTAAATGAATGTGTTTCCCAACCATTGTTAGAATAATATCCCACAGTTCTAAATATTGACCCGCGCAAATAAATTCTGAACTCCAGTTACAAGCTGGTTCAATTTTACCATCTAGTATACACTTAATCAACTCACTTCTTACGTCGGATTTTTTATATTTTGAAAATGTTGTTCCTTTGAATTCTGCTATTAGTCGCATATCGTTTATTTCAGCATCTGTTCTTGACATGTTAATTTGTATATTTATTTGTATATTTATTTGTATATTTATTTGTATATTTATTTGTATTTATAAAATAATAATATATAAATACAACATATTTAACACAATCGTAAATTAATAATTTATTTTAATAATAACATAATATAACATAGCAACCATAGCAACCATAGCAACCATAGCAACCATAGCAACCAACGATGGACAGTACAAATACAAATACACTTGTAGAAAATAAAAAAGTTATCGATGAAATTGCGGATAAAATTTCCAATATGCCGTGTTGGGCGGCGCTAATGTTATTTTTAGCAATTATAATTATTATAATATGGGGTATAAGTTTTTTTTATAATAGAAATACAATAAATACAAATCAAGAGGGATTTACCCAAGAAGCCAATTTTATTTTGAAACAAAATGATGAAGTTTTTGAAGACCCATTTTATGTTGGAATATATGATGATTTATTTTATAAAAAAATATACAACACATATGAAGTAGGCATTATTATAAATGAAATACACCCCACGTCAAAAGATGTAATTATTGAAATTGGTTCAAAAACTGGAAACTATGTTTCTGCAATGAAAAGCAATGGGTATAACATTGTTGGGTTGGACAAATCTAAAGCCATGGTGGAGTATGCATCAGAAAAATATCCCGACTGCAATTTCATTCATGGGGACCCCCTTGATTTCATGAATTTTTCGTCTGAATATGCAACTACTATTTTGCTATTGGACTTTTCCATTTATTATATTTCAGACAGGCGCACGCTGTTTTATAACTGCTACCACTGGCTGAAACCTGGCGGCTACCTGGTTCTTCATCTCGTTAACCGCCACATGTTTGACCCAGTTGCGCCAGCGGCAAAACCATTTACAATTGTTTCTCCGCAATCCGTTGCACCGACGCGCATCACAACATCCGATGTTGTTTTTAACAATTTCAATTACAAGAGCAAATTCGAAATTGAGGGAAACAGTGAAACCGGTGGTGGAACGAATGATACTGCCAAAATAATCGAAACCATGAGGGACAAACGGGGCAAAGTTCGCAAAAATGTAAGGTCAATGAAAATGACAGGGCAAAAAATAATTATTGGTGAAGCAAAAGATTCCGGATTTATGATGTTGGGTCAGTATGACCTTATTAAAAGTCAGCGCGAATACCAGTACTTGTACATTCTTTATAAACCAAGCAACTGAATATTACAATAATAATATAATAATATAATAATATAATACAATTTAATTTATATTATTATATTTCATGGACACGTTCAACCTTAACTGGAATATTGATGAAAATGGAATATTGATTCGAGAGGATAGAGTCGTTGAAATACCAGTTGAAATTATACAAGAAAAGTGTAGGACTTTTGTACCTAGTGCAGAAAACGACATTGGAATTATGATAAATGACCCAAATAACCCGAATAGTAATATCTTGTTAACTTTTAGAGAATTTCGAAATATTTGCGACTATCACATGCAGCGCAGTGACCATCAAGGAAGAAGGCTGTCTCGCTTTACACCGAATAGCGAAGGACAAAGGATTGAACATATCGTAAGACTAACATATACTATAAATCGCGGAGAGTCAAAATTTGGTTCAAAAATTGGAGGAAAAAAACAAAATCAATCAAAAAAAATAAAATATAAAAAAAAAAATAGTAGACGATTTTTAAAAAATATAAATAAAACTCGAAAATATAAACATAAGTAATATTATTTATTTACATGTTGCGTCGTTCGACGACGCCTGGATGTAGTGGTCCTGTTTTCCACATTTTTTAATGGAGCTAATGCCGTTCCCGTCGCAACACATATTATTATATTTTTCATTTCACTCAATGTCACCTCTATCCCTGAAATCATTTTTACTCCTGGATACATTATCAACGCGCTATTTATCAACTCTTGGATGGACTCATTGTAAACATCATCTACTTTCTTATTTATTGCATCATTTTTCCCGCCAAATAATGATGATAAATTTCCCACAATGCTTCTAAATAATGATACTCCGTGAACTTTTGTGCCTCTTACAATTCCTGAAGGTTCATATTTTGTTACATCATACGTCATAAGAGTTGACAAAATTATATTATTGGAATTAATTGTGTTGTTCGATGCACCACCTTTGAAAATTTCCATTTATTATATATATTATTTTGATGATATTCCTATTGTATATACATTGTTTACATAATAATAATAATAATAGAATAATATTAAAATTGAATTTTATAAAAATCTAATCTAAATTATTATAAAATGCATCATGCTTCTTCACCCTAAAACCGATATTCGCTCCATGTTCAATAAAACCCCGGGACAAAATTATGCACCTGCATCTGTGCCTGTTCCGCCTGTGATTACAGCAGAAGCCGTTTCCGCCGTTGTTGTTGTCCCCGCTGAAAAAAAAAAGGCAATCAAAAGAGATGAAATTGATGTTCTTTGTGATGCATATTACAAGGCGTACACGGGTGATAAATGCAAAGGAATCGTAAATCACGATGTGGAATCAGTGAAAGAAACATTGAAAGAAATTATTGAAAAATGTAAAGTAAAACCAAAAAAACTGTATCGATATTTTCATCATGTAAAAGTTAGTTCCAAAAATTCCGATACTGTTTTTCCGATTGGATGCTTACTTTTACATCCATTTCGATTCATTACATTTGAACACCAGTTCATATCTTATAAAGAAGCCATGAGTATTTGCACTGAAAAAGGATTAACGCCTCCACTTGAAATGCGAAGAAATGCGTGGATATATGACTATTTCATCGGAAAACAAAATAAATTATACATTAGCGAAACCGAGTCCCAGCAACTTTTAATAGATTTTAATAAAGAATTCATATTTTACAACAGAAATGCGGCACAGTCATTGTTGCTTAGAGGGTACATTGTTGAAAGGACGTTTGGGTCTAAATATTATTATACGACGCAAGAGTTTATTGATTTTGAAATAAAAACATCAGATAAAGTCATGAAACTATTTTACCATGGTGATGATGAATCATTGGTGGATGAAGAAAAATACACACAAGATAAATCAATTGATGCTCACATTGAAAATTATACAATGAAACAGCATGAAACGAAAGATGAGTTCAAGTTTGAACCAGAACAGGTAGAAGCAATAAAAAAGGGGTGTCATATGACTAACATGCAACTATTCAACATTACTGGTCCTCCGGGCACCGGGAAATCCACAATTGTTGATTGTATGATGGGTGATATGTTGCAAAAGGGAAATTCTATTGCAATCATGGCTCCAACCGGTCTGGCGCAAAAAAATCTGAAAAATAGTTGCAAGTGTGACCCAAAATTCAGCGAGAATATCATGTTTTCAACTTTACATCGAGCCCTTAACTTTACATTCAAAGACAAAAAGAATAAATTTAAACCGACAATCATAATCGTTGATGAGTCGTCGATGGTTGACTTGTTCTTGTTCAACAAGCTATTGTGTGCATGCGAGCGCTTTAAATGTTCGCTTATTTTAATTGGAGATGTAAAACAACTTCCGCCGATAAGCGCAGGAACACCTTTTGAATCCATTATAAATTCCAAGATTTTTGACACAATAGTTCTAACAAATATAAAACGACAGAATGGAAATTTGAAAACAATTATTGAGAAATTAAACCACCAAAATGGTGTTCACTATGATGATTTTGACAATGTGTGTTCCACTTTTATTGAAGCGAAAACTCCTGAAGATTTTGAGAGAGTTATTACTGAAATATATAAAAAAGAGATGATGCAAAAAGTTGGAATTCACACCATGTGCGTTCAAAGAGAAAAAACTGCCGGAGTATTCGCCCTGAATCCAATCATTCAAAAACTTAAAAATCCAAATGGTGAAGAATTATTTGTTAAACGTTATGAAGGTGAACACACGCACATTTTTCACGAGGGAGATTTAGTTATAAGAACTGAAAATGATTACAAGGATGAGAATAATGTTCGAGTGAATGGCGATGTTGGAACCATTCATCAAACTAAAACAAAAGTAAAAAGATACGGAAAAGATGGTTATGATTACAAATATACAATCAAATATGAAACCGGGAAAGAAGAAGAGGGTCTAACATCTGGAGATGTTCAAGACGCATTCATGCCGTTTTACGCAAGCAGTGTTCATAAAATGCAAGGACTGCAAGAAACAGTAATTGTGTTTATCGTTTCTCCTGCGCACAACTATTGTTTAACAAATGAAAATTCCAAAAAATTAGTTTACACGGCAATATCAAGGTGTAGGGCAAACTTTTACGTGGTTGGAGACAGGTCGTTATTTTTAAAAGCGCAAAGGTCGAAAGTTGAATTCACTTATCCAACGCTTTTCATGACGGAATTCAATGAATATGAATAAATATTACAACACAATGAAATAAATTTGTAATTATTCGTATAATAATATTATTTTTTTTTACTTATTATAATAACGATAGTAAGATACTAACGACACAATATAATGACTTCAACTTCAACACTTAAAATGGTGTGCAATAAAGACCAAGTAACACTTTATAAAGATGCGATAAACGTCGCCGATAAAACATATAAAATTATTTTCAATGCACGCAATGAGAGATATCCGATTTCTACAATGGTTGGATTTAAAATGTACACACTCCTCTATGAATTAAATCGCGACATTATTCACTCATTCAAAGTTATTAAGGAAAATGATAAAAGTATTGAAATGGTTTTTTTATTTAAATCAGTTGGTAAAGAATTTGGTCTTGCTCCAAAGTTCATGCACACAGTGACAACGGTAGATTCTATTCCGTCTCCGCATAGTTGTTGTATTTTTAATAGTGTCGACGTCTGTAACGAAAACAATGACAATGTTTCAATTCCAAAAAAATATGAACGGTTACACACAAATAATTCCGCGTTGACTATTCAATTCATTTCAAATAACGAATTGCATTTTGATTTTACATTTAGTTTAAAAGATAATGACAATAATAATTGCGATAATCAAAATGAATCCCCAATCTACTTGGAAAATTCGGTTGCATTAATGATAAAAAAAATGTTTTGTAGATTAAAAGTATTTACAGAAATAATGACATAATTAAATATAGTTTGTATATTATATTTAATCTTTTATTAATTTTATTTAACCTATTATTGATTTTATTTAACCTATTATTCAATGTTTAAAAAGTTTAAAAATATTAAAACAAACGTAGTCAATGCATTTCGAATAATAAAATCATATTCATCTGCAATTTTCATTTTAACCACAGAGACCGTGCAATACAAACTGGGATATACCGAATATAATAACTATATTAAACAACTTGCTTTGAAATTATCTAGAGAGAATGTTTTTTATATTAAATTTTTTCAAGCAGCATGCACAATAAAGTCTCCCCTCTTGACAGATGAACTTACATCATTTCTTACAACATTTACCGATAATGTGCCATATTCTTCATCTGAAATTGATTATGATTCTCTTCAATCAGTAATCAATGAATTTTCGATTTCAATAAAAAAACCATTTGTTCCAATAAAATCGGGAACGATTTCACTTATTTTTGAAGGCACTATGCGTGATAAACCGGTTATTATTAAATGTAAGCGTATTGGAGTTGATAATAAAATTCAAAATGCAATTTTTCATATGAACCATTTGATTTCAATTTCAAAACTTATTCCGCACATTAAAAACTTGAATGTGCATGAAATTTACAGTGAAAATAAACAAAGTGTACTTGACCAGCTTTCTTTTGAAAATGAAGTTTCAAATATTAAATTGTTTTATTCAAAATGGAACAAACCAGGACTTGATTATATAAAAATACCGAGAGTGTATTCTGACATTACAAGTAAAGTTCCGAATGTAATTGTAATGGAACGCATATTTGGAAAAACAATCACCCAAATTGATGCAGACGATAAAGATAAATATGCATATCTATTGGCAAAATTTAATTTCAAAAGTGTATTTTATGATGCAATTTATCACGGAGATTTTCATCCTGGAAATGTGTTTTTTTTAAAAGAAAATAAAGTAGTTCATTCCAACGATGACGATGACAGTGACGGTGATGATGACGAACCATACACTTATAAACTTGGAATAGTAGATTTTGGAATAATTGGAACGTTGACGAGAGAATTACAAAATGTAATATATAATTTATTTCATAATTTATATGAAAAAAATCACATTGGTGTTGCACATTGCATGATAGATAATTTAATTGAACCGAAAAATATTTTAACAGATGAATCTAAAAAAGAGCTGGTTAAAATTATTTCATCATATTCAGAAATGCATTTCGGAAACGAAAATTATAAATTTTTAGACGCAGAGGATATGATAACAATTAACAAGATACTATACAATTATGGTGTTCAGTTTTCGAAAGAATTTTGCAAAGTTGAACTATCTTTCGCAATATCAGATAGTGTGTGCAAACTATTATCAAATAAAACGACTTATATCGACCAACTTTTAAATATATTTTCAACTTCTTCTTAACTTTTATTTATTAATTTAATTTTTTAACAAATTATTTAAAAAATTATAAAAAATTATTTATTTTTATTTGTTTTATGTCTTCGTTTCAATGATGTCTTTGAATTATATCTTTTATGAAGAGTATTTTTTCTTTTTAATTTATGTCTTCCACCCGTGTTGGAGGAAACATTAACAGGTTGAACACCTTCTAGAGAAGTTGAAGCTGCAGATGGTTCAATTAGTGGTGGTGTTGGTGGTGTTGGTGGTGGTGGAGCAGTTGCCGTTAATTTTTCAAGCATGGAAGTTATTCTACTTTGAACACCCGTTGACTCGGCTATAAGGTCATTTGCCTGTTTCTGAAGACTTATTATTATTTCTTTTTGTTGTTCGTTTTTTTCAACATCAGATGCAACCTTCGCTTCATTAGTAGCATCGGAACCACTGGCAGCAGGAATACCTTCTTTAACAACCATGGTGGCGTCATCTGAAAGAGTAACTTCTTGTTGAGAACCAGCAGCAGCGGCGGCAGCGGCAGCAGCAGCAGCAGCAGCGGCAGCAGCGGCGGCGGATTCTTCTTGAACGTTTGGGATAGTTTCTTGTTGAGAACCAGCAGCGGCAGCAGCGGCAGCAGCATCAGTAGCGGCAGCAGCGGCAGCAGCATCAGTAGCGGCAGCAGTAGCGGCAGCAGTAGCGGCGGAATCTTCTTCAACGTTTTGGATAGTAGTTTCTTGTTGAGAACCAGCAGCAGCAGCAGCAGCAGCAGCAGCAGCAGCGGAATCTTCTTCAACGACAGCAGCAGCATCTTGAACGTTTTGGATAGGTTCTTTCTGAGAAGCAGTCTCATCAGCAGTAGCGACACCGGCATCAGCAGCAGCGACGCCGGCATCAGCAGCAGCTTCTTGAACGTTTTGAACGTTTGGGATAAGTTCTTGCTGAGAATCAGTGGCAGCAGCAGCGGGAGGTTGTCCGTTATCAGTTTGTTTGAGAACGGATTCCTCAGAAGCCGCCGCAACGGAAGGAGCCACAATGGTGGATTCCTCAGAAGCCGCCGCAACGGAAGGAGCCACAATGGTGGATTCCTCAGAAGCCGTAGAAGGAGCCGCCACAATGGATTCCGCAGGTGGCGTGGGCGTAATGGATTCCGAAGGGAGCGCCGCAGGAGGAAGAGATGATGCAGCAGCTCTGGCAATGGCGGCGGCTTCTTTTTTTTCGTGTTCAATTTGTGCGTATTTTTCTTCTTCTTGGTCTTCTCGCTGTAGTTGTGCGTTGAATTTATCATCATCTTCTTTTATCTTTTGGTTTAATTCCATAATCTGTTCTTTAGTAGGTTTTATTTTTTTTTTACCTTCGTATATGTAGTAGCCGTCATCCTCTTTCCAAAATGAAGTAGTTATTTCTTTACCAGCATCATCTATACTTGTTAAATTTATCAAATTTTGGTTAATCTCGTGGCTTTGTCTTCTACTTTTTACATTCTTTATATGCGCCTTATCTTTTAATCTATTTTTTTGAAACTCGGAGAGATTAAAGGGAGCTCCACCTATAACACCTTTATTTTTTTTTGTATTTTTTTTATTTTTTGAAGAAGAATTCCTCTTCCCACCTACTGATTTCATATATTTTAGTTTTCTTGTTACATTATGTTTATTTTTTGTTTTATTGGCACTCATTATTACTAATGTACTAATAATATAATAAATAATATAATATAACAATATATTATATTATTTTGTTCGTTATTATAATATATTCATTAATTATCCATGGGATAAAGTGAGTCTTGTAAATTTAAAAGAAATTTATTTGAATATTTATATGAATAATAAGAAATAAGTGACATTGCTATCAACATTGGTAAAGTATCATAATTTTGATTTGTAAGACTTGAAATAATAAATGCGGAAGAAATTGGGTTCCCAAAAATTGCGCTAAAAAATGAATTCATTCCAATTATAGTTGTTTGAATGGATGGGAGAGTTGTAAAATTATCATATACACTTCCAATGCCACCCCCCAATGACATGAAAACCCATTTGTGTCCACCTGAACATCCCGAAATAAAAGTTAAAACGACATTTACTAAAAATCCCAATAATATTTTGAAATTATATACACACGCTTTCGAAAATTCACAATTTACCATTGTAATTCCTTCTCCTGTCATTTCAGTGCCTCCATTAACATTATTTATGAGCGCTGCAAGACAAAATCCAAAAAATATCGGAATAACATTCAACAGTGTTGTACTTTTCGTAACAAGATTTTGCACCGTGTTGAACATTTCTGTCATTAGTTTAAATAACACAGATGCAAGAACACCACAAATTATGGCTAAAAATGAATACTGTAAAAAATGAGATGCGCTATAAGTAAATGATACTGGAGGAGAAGTGAAAATATCTTTACCTTTATCCAGTAAAGAATATGCGATGAGTATTCCAATGATGCAAAAAATAAAATTCGATACTATTTTTTTAGAGTTACCTCTTAATGATTTTTCTAAAACTAAAACGGCAGAAGACAGTGGAGATTTAAATGCAATCGTCACTCCAAATATGTACCCAATGTAAAGTAAATTTTCAACATTTATTTCCATAAGATAATTTTTAAAATAATTAAATATATACAATAATAATAAAACCGAAATATAAATAATTATAGTTTCAGAACCGAGTGAACCTCCAGAAAATACTGTTATCAAACTACTTGCAACAACGGCTAAAAGTGAAGAAAATGGAACTATTTTTTTAAACATATTTGGTTCATTCAAATTATTGAATAAATTATTTATGTTGTTCATGAGCGGTCCATTTGCATTTTTGAAAAGAAACGTTCTTGATGCTATCCAAAAAAATAAGGGTGATAATAAATATAATGCTGATGGATTTTTTACAATATTCCGTTTGGATGCCAATGCCAAATTCAGAAATGTGTGTTTATAAAATTTACAAATATATCCAATAAAAAATAATGTTATTACAATAAATACAAATGTAAAACCTCTTTTAATAATTAAATTCATACATGCATTATATAATGTTTATATTATTAAAATTATAAATTATTAAATTAAATCATATAATAAATAATCCATAATCATTTTTATTCATTTAATTTCCAAGGTAGATTTTTCATTAAATTCAAAACATCATCGTTTTCTTTTAGTTTTATCTCTCGAACATACTTGCTTGGATTCTTTGAAATTTCCATTAGTAGCGCACAGTCTTCTTGAAAGTTGCTGGTTAAATGTGTGACTTGGTTTGGAAAATAGGTTTCAATTTGAGTGCATCCTAAATAAATAGGTGTAGTATTGCAAACAAGACAATTGCTAATTTTTTCTGAAAAATAATGTGGATGTCGATGATTTTCAATGCAAATGCTTAGAGAATATGGTTCATAAGGCTCCTTATCTTTAAATGGTCCTTTTATATTATTTTTATTTGGAAATTTTTTACTGTAACGCTCAGTTCCATTTCCCCAAATGTCGATGGGCAAGTTATTTGTTAAAATAAATGTTGCAAGTTTTTGACGATAAATGTGTCCAGGTGCCTGAAGTTTATTAGAAATAATAAATGATATTGCATTTTTTGAGTTTTTTATCATTGTTTCTCGTGCCGACGGTGGATGGTCGGTATGCCACATGAAACCGTGATGTTCTTTGAACAATGAACTGGTTAGATTAGGATGTTTGTATCCAACATAATACGTGCCAACATGTTTATCTGCAAAGTCAATAAAATCATATGAAAGTCTCAAATACGGAAGAGGTTCAAAAGCTAATCCGAGAACGCATTCGGGCGGAACAGAAATATCTGGCACAATTGGACAATTTAAAAGAATCGCGTGAGTATATGTATTTCCCGTTGTAATATTCAAATACTTACCCGGACCATAATTATTCATTGTATGAACTCTGCACAATGTTTCATATCTTTGTTTGCATGTTTCAGAATTACAAAAATCAGAATATATTTTAATTCGCATGTATTTCTCTCTAAGGCACTCTTGTGAGTTTACAAAAAAAATATGGTTACATGTTTTATTGTCAGATAGGTTTGACAGCTTATTATCATTTGATGTTTCAACGAGAGAATGATTTATAATGCGATATTTATAGTTACTATTATGATTATTACTTTCATTGTTACTTCCATTTTTATTATTTATTTGTTTTGAATGACCAATATAACATATTTTACATTCTCTCAACGTCATGAATAATAAAAGCGAATGAAACTGCGCCATAATTGTATTGAATGAAGTATTTACAATTTTGAAATTTGTATCATCATTGCAAATATTGCGTTCAAATGATTCGACATCTGAATTGAAATGTTTAAACATGTTTTTTTTTATTAAAATTGTACTGCATAAAAATGGACACGAATGAAAAAGCGACAATTGTGGTATTTTAATTATTCGCGTATAATTAGAATCAACACACTCATTTGACGGAGAGCATTCGCATCCAACCAGTTCATAGTTGTGAATATCCATTGCATCATACTGAAATTGCAATTTATTGATATTCCATACATCATGTTCCAAGTCAAAAATGGAAATGTATTTACATTTAGAATTATATAATTTTTCATCGATATTGTAGAGAGAATTCAAATTTAAATATGAATCCGGTGTATATACAATTTTAATTCTTGGGTCAACCATTTCTTTTGTTGAATCTTCGAAATTGACACTTTGCACATTTGTTACTAGAAGAAGCTCCCAATTCGTAAATGTTTGGGATAATATGGATGTTTTAATGGATGAAAATAGAGAGATTGTTTTTGAATGGTCATTATTTTTATTTGATTTAATGTAGTCTTGAGGTATAAAAGATAATATTGTTATCATTTTTATTTTTTCTTTTAATTTAAATTATAATAATGTGTTTAAATTTAAATTATATAATACTTTTATTTTTGCCTTTGAGACACAATATAATATGAAATACTATATTAAATATTGCTTTATACTTTATACAAAACCCCATAAAACTAAAACATGATTTTAAAAAATATCAAAAATATATTATTTATATTCTTTTTATTTTCATCACATTTTTTTCTTACGCCTCCTCCTTTAAAAACACGTTCCATATCGGAATTTAAAAATAATAATTACAGTCCGACCACTTGCAATGTTACTAATTATGATTTTACATTTATTTACGACAACTACGATAAAGTGTTCAAAGTGCATGGTTTGTGGGCAGAACAGTGTGAAGAGTGTTTGGAATGCGGATACCCTTACTGCTGCAACACATCAAATATGAGTTACGTGTATCCGAATGAACCAAACCAAATTGAATTTTTAAATACGCGATGGTTTAATGCGACAACGAGCCAAGAATGTTCTACTTTAAACAATGGCGACAATGGCGAAGAAGTCCCGCTATTTCGGCATGAATTTTTTAAACACGCGTCATGCACGCAAATGAGAACAACATCCGCATTTTTGGACCTAGTTATGCGATTATATGACGCGTATTATGAGTTGTATGTTGTGAACAAGTGTTCTGGATATAATCAGCTATGGTTAAATATTGATGGAAATTTTTCGTATAATAATGTTACCAAATGTTTGCAATAAAAACAAAAAAAATATTTATAATATTTAGTTAGTTTATAAATTATAAATATTTATTCAATTATTTATTTTATCAATGTCTAAGTCTAAAAAATATCCAGAATATACAGGTAATAACTTCGACTGGGAAATGGCAAGAAGGCAGAATCAACCTAGATATATATTAGAACATTTAAATCATGTTAGAGCTTTAGACAATCAAGCCGCCGATAATGAAGTTCAAGGTATAATAACTGGAAAGAAGGATATAGACCGCAGTCCTGTGCGCCCTGCGCATCCTGTCCCTGAGGAGCAATTTAACCCCACCAAACCTAATATGCAGTGGAATGAACTTGATGAACTTGTAGCTGCTGACGATGAAGTTAAACAATTACTACTATCAAGAAGAAAAGTAGGAGGCTGCACTGATAGACAAAAAGGCATTGCCGCTCAACTTCGTACATTTACGAATGGCGACTTGAGAGAAGAATTAAATAACATTGTTCACAGCGGAGATAGTATTACAGCAAAATCGCACCATCCGTCAAATCACTACATAGATTTATCTAACAGTTTTGACTCTAAAGTAGAAAATTTATTAAAAAAAGCAATTGATTTCATAAAAGATAACGAGAAAATCAGTTATAAAAACAAAAAGAAAATATTAAACGGTATTGTAAATTTTAATTCGACAACAAATGCGACAACCATGCATAATAAACCAACAACGACATTGAGTCGAGTTACTCCACGAAAAACATTCAAAGATGCAACAAATGTGCACCGAATGACAACAAATACAACTGTAAAATCTAGACGAAATCAAAGAAGCCGGAGCCGAAATCGAAACCGAAGAAATCGAAGCCGAAGAAGTCGGAAAAGTCGAAGTTAAGAAAGGTCCCTTCCCCCGCCCATCTAGCCTTTAAATGTCCAAGCTGATTGACGTTCGGTCAGACTTTTGTTTGCGTTTACTTTTGTTTGGCATATTATCATTTTTCATTTCATTCAAATCAGATGCGCTAATTGTGCTACCTCCTGAACCAGCGGCAGCGCCGGCAGTAATGCCGCCACTCTTGCTTCCGGAATCAACTGAAACCGTTTTTGTTTTTAAACCCGACAACAAACTTGTTATGTCAGATGGACCCTTCATTTCTGGACGCAAACTTTGCTGTATTGTTTGCGATACACCGCCTCGCCCCATTAAAACATCGGGGCGGACATTCGTCAAATCACCGGGGCGGCGGGGTGGCGGAGGCGCGCGGTCTCCTTGTGTCTGAATCGGAGGAGGAGGAGCACGCTGTGGAACAGTTGGCATTGGCATTGGCGGCATATTCATTTGCTGGTTTGGATTGTACTGGGGTTGATGTGAGTATGCCGCTGCCGCCGGCTTTGATGATGACGCCATACCCGCAATGTCGCTCATGAAATTGCCGAACCCAGTGCCACCGCCACCGCCGCCACGATTTTGTGGTTGGGACATGGATGAAACTGCAGCTTGCGTAAACTGTTGCATAAGCTCGGGATTTTGGCGCATAATATCATCCATACCCGGCATTGCCGACTTGAACATTGTGTTTGTCATGTGAAGCATAATCGCGCTTCCGCCCAACTGAAACAACAACTTGAGTTCTGGTGCCATTTTTGCCTTTGACTTGTATTTTTCATGCAACTCCCCGAAAATTTCATCATAGTCGTCAATATTCTCATTGATTTGCTCTGACCACCCATCCAACTTCAAATCAAACGGGTCGAATTTATTATTTAAAAATTCAATTCCTGTAATGCACGCCATTAACATTTTGCCTTGGAATTTTACGCTATTTTTGCGCTCTCGCTCTTCCAAGTGCGTTTCATATTCCCCCTTCATTTCCGACAATGACGATTCCATGTCATATTTTTTTGTTAAACGAATGCCCTTCTTCTCTAAATCTTCCAATTTTTTTATATACTTGAATTTCTCTCGAAGCAACTCTTCCTTTGTGAGTTGTGGCTGCGAATCCATCTGAATATCAGGATTCATTGGAACATTGTTGAATTTTCCAAAGCCGTCCCACGTCGGCTTATCATCATCATACATTGCTGTCGATGCGCCAATTCCCGCATCACCGCCGCCACCATCACCACCACCACCACCACCAATGCTATTCGAAAACGGGTCATGCCTGTCTGACAATTTTATATTGCTAAATGCTGATGATGATGACGACGAATTGAATAAATCAGACCGCAACTCCTTAATATTTCTTGAAGATGAGGATGAATCCATATCGCGCAAGTCATCTTCTAAACTGGTTATATCATCCAAGTTAATGTTGGTTGAACCTGATTTATCCCCACTACTAGATTTGAATTTATCATTCATTAACAATTCAAGACCGCCTCCAAAATTTGAAGACTTTCTTCCGCCATTTCCGCCGTTTCCACTTCCTATATCCAAAGAGCCTAAATCGATAATTTCTGGGTCCATTATATATTATTTTAATTATAACATTTATTTCTAAGTCATACGCATATTAAATTATATTATTTATTATATTGTATTATGATTTTCTCTCGGAACATCTCTAATTTTTAACAAATTTATTTATAAATAAATCTAATTCAAATGCAAACATTGAATTATAGTTGATGTACATGTAATAATATCCTTGAAGAAAACAGTCTGCCAAATCATCCTTTTTTAAATGTTTATCAAACTCTTGATTCCACGAATGTAAAGACGGATAAAAAGATACAAGTGACCTGCATACGAGTTGTCCTTGCTGTTTTCTCAACTTGTAAGAATTTTCCTGTTTTTCAGTTTCAACCAATGATGCATTTGAATTTTTCACATTTTTAAATAATTTGAGTTTATTTGTAGCCGATATAAATTCTATTTTATTAACATTCTTCATAATAAAATATTGAGCAATCATTCCTTGTAACATTTTCATCCTTCCGGCCAACGGTCCAATTTGATTTTCAATAACAACAGCGTCAATCACACATTCTGAATCATTAAAAATCAAATCAAATTTAGTTTTTAAATTTATACCTAAAACAATCATGTCAACATCACACGCATTTTGTTGTGTAACAGGAACTATCAAAGTCAAACAAGGTGGCTGCTTTTGCTTTGATTTTGTATCAATTTTTGATTTTTTAGGTTTGTTTTTTTTACCATCATCAATAAGTAATTTTGTTTCGACTGCATGTTTTTTACAATACATGGTGGTGGTCGTGGTTGTCACTGCATTTGCAGAATCACCAAATTTTTCATTTTCATTTGCTTTCAAATAATAATAAGCATTTTTTTTACACATTGAACACGTATATTTTATTTTATTCGACGATGACGACGACGTAGACTCACACAAATTTATAACATCCCATTTTATTATATTCAACAATTTATCATTGCAACAATTTATTGAAAATAAACAATATGCTAGATTTTTTATTCCTACATCAAAACTCAGAATTTTCATGAATCAAACTATATACATGTACATGTATTATGTAAACTATAATTTTTAATACAAAATTATAATAATTCTAATATAATTTTGTATAATATATATAATAACTAACAATAATAACAATAATAATAATAATCCATTTAAACAGTTGATAAAATGAATCCCACTTTATTAAATTTAAACATTACAGATAAAATTATGAATATTTACAAGAACCAAACATTTTTAGAAAGATATGGTGAATATGTATTTATTTCAATTATGATATGCTTTGCATTTATCTTGCTAGTTACTTACATTAATATAAAAATAAATATAACAAAAATAAGAGCAGACTGGGTGAATCAAAAATGTAAACCAAATATTATGCCGTTCGCCGGAATGATAAATGCACCTTCAAATATGTCCAAAATGGAATATGCAGAACAAAATTTTACAGAATGCACCCAAAATATATTGACAGACATATCGGAAATTGCACTTATACCCGTTCACTATACAATTAGCATTGTGACTGCAACTGTTGGCGAAATACTGAAAATTGTAAATGACATGCGTGAACTAGTTAATAAAATACGCAACTCCGTGTCAGACATTACGGCAAGCATTATGTCCAGAATTTTAAATATAATGACGCCGCTAACTGAGACAATAATCACCGTAAAATCCATGGTCGGAAAATCAAACGGTATTTTAACGGCAGTAATATACACTTTATTGGGAGTATATTTAGCAATAAAAAGCCTTATTGGGTCAATACTTGAAATGGTTATCATTATATTAATTGCAATGGCTGCAGCAATTATATTATTATTTTTTATACCGATTGTAGGAGACATATTGGCAGTTGCTGGAATTGTTTTTTTTCTTATAATATCAGTTCCCATGGGACATCTCATTGGATTTTCAAATCAAATACTCAACGTGCATTCGTCAAAGAGTATTCCAAGTGTTCCTGGTTGATTTATTTTATTTTATTTTATTTTATTTTATTTTATTTTAGGAATTATAAATAACTATAATTGAATAACTCGACAATGATTTATTCAATTATTTTTATCTTTAACATATGTATAAAGTAAATAAATAATATATAAATGGAAATTAAAATATTTGGGTACGAAATGCGCATTGAACTTGCAATTGCATGCGTTATAATTGGTATGGTGATGGGTTTGGTAATGTTTTGTGATTGTTTTCAATATAGCCTGATTGAAGGAATGACAACCACGAAACATGTCGTTGGCACCGCTGCAAGTGTTGCAAAAAAAGGAAAAGGAAAAGAAGGATTTAAAAATTTAAACAACAATGACCTGCACATTGACGATTCATATACAATGGGGTGGGTTAAAACTGCAAAACGTTACGCATCCGGAATGGGAAACGAGAATAAATTGAATACTTATAAGGACAATGTTGGAACGCCGGTTCCTTTGCCCGAAGGCGAACTGTTCTTTTTTGCTGATAATAAATTCAAACCAGAGTGCTGCCCTTCTACCTATTCTGATAGCATGGGGTGCGCTTGCCTGAGTCAAGCTCAAGTTGACTATGTCAACCAGCGCGGAGGCAATCGCACATTGGGTCCCACCGAATTTTAATTCCATTTATTATTTATTATTGTGCATTTATTTATTTTATGTATTTATTTAGCAAATAGTAACAAATTCAACAAATGAATTAAATAAATTAAAAAAATATAAATAACATATTATTATAATAACGTAATCATATATTAATATAATAATAATAAACAATAATGTCAAAATCAATTACAAAACCCGTGGGTTGTCGAGCATGTGGGTCAGCTGTGAGTTTTTCAACATATGACGGTCCGCAAATTAGCAATCAAAATAATGCTTACACAATTAAACTCATTGAAAATACGGTAAGGGTTCCATCTTCTGAATACACGATGAACAAGTCGGCACTTAACGTTTACATTCCGCCAAAAATAAATCCGAACAAATCGCTGTACGGCGTAAACTGGAACCAAATGAGCGACAGAGCAGTCCCAGGTGTTGTAAAAACAAATGTGCCGTCTTACGGTAACTCCACCAGAACTTCGCTCACAAGAATGCGACCCGGAAGCACGTCTGCGGCAGGTAAAGGGGTTGACATAAAACATGGTTCGTATGACCGGTATTTAGCTCGACTAAAAGGTAAATCTGTATTACGAACAGCCCCGGAAACAATTCCAAACGACCAAAAATCTGTTAAATGGGGAATTGCATACAGCACTAGCTGCACAACGTTGAACGGTTGTCCTGTTATTGTCCCAAATTAATAATTAACAAATGAATTAAAAAAATATTAAAAATTATTTAATTCATTTATTTATTTATCATTTACGATTTCGCGCTGACTTGTTACAAATCTACGGTATTCTACCTACGTATACATGAATGTTGGACACGTTGATTCTGCCTTCT